GCGGTTTAAACCCTCTTTGAATGAATGCAGATATCGGGAGACGATAGAAGATAGCTCCATTTTCCATAATACAATGAAAAAGGATACTACGCCCTGTAATAGCCGATAGACCAAAGATAATGCAGTCTTCAACTTCTCCATGATGTTTCTTAAGGTCATAGAGATACTCCTTTCTTATCTGTGCGTATTCCGGTGGTATGTTTGCGTTTAAGTATGCCATAATAAATCCTCATTTTATTTCGCCCCAGTTGTCTCCACTATCGAAGTCAACTTTGTTTGGTACTTGTAACTCTACAGCTGATTCCATAATTTTAATTATTTCTTCAGCCTTCTTATCTGACTCCACCGATATATCGACTTCATCATGTATTTGTATATGTGGTACTATACCATTTTCGTAAAGACAAACCATAGATTTTTTTGTCATATCTGCAGCTGACCCTTGTATTAATCTATTCAAAGCTTTGTATGTAAATGCTCTTTTCAAAGGTTCGTCGTATTCTTTTCTTGCTTGTTCTAGTGGTAGAGGTTTATAGACTCCAAAATGTATAGGTTGCCATAAATCAAAATGACATGCTCTGCCCAGCAGAGTACGTATCTTACCTCTATCGTTTGCTTTGTTCGATACATTCTCCATTAGTCTTTTTACAAATGGTGCTTTCATATGATACTGTCTAATTAGTTTTTCTGCTGAGTCTTTCATTAGACCCAATTCGGCCATCAACTTGTTTTTACCCATACCATACATAAGACCCAAATTGATCGTCTTGGCTTGCTTACGCTCTATCCCTGCCATATCTGCAACTACCTGGTGAAAGTCTGCATCACCGGCTCTGTATGCATCAACAATTTCATTTACACCTGGCAACTCTTGTAGCTTTGCATAGTGCACTAATATTCTAGGTTCTTGTTGTGAGTAATCAAACGTCCCCCACTTACAATCTTTTTCGGGAATGAATATTGACCTAATTAAAGGTCCTAAATCCTTATGTCTTGCAGGTATCTGCTGTAAATTAGGGTTAGACATACTAAATCTACCAGTGACTGTACCACCATCATCAGATCTAATTTGATTTATATCTGCATGTATTCTTCCTTTGTGTGAATGTTTTAATATTGTTTCAATAAATGTTGTATGTGCTTTGTTTATCTCTCTCGCACTAGCTATTTCTTTTGCAATATCGTGTGGGTGGTTTGCCAAAAAGTTTTTTGTAAAACTAGGTTTGTTTGTTTTTGCAGTTCTGTCATAGGGTAGTTTTAAATAATCAAATACTTTTGCAATAGAAGCTGCAGCCCATATCTCTACATCAACATTAGTTAACTTCTTTATATTATGTAATATAGATTTCTCTCTAGCTATTAGTTTTGCTTTTATATTGTTTGCTTTCTCTATGTCTACACGCACACCTTTGAATCTCATGTCTACAAGACAAGGAAACAATCTTGATTCTAATTTAAATATATCCGTAAGTTCTTGTGCATATAATTCTGTCTCTAATCTTTGCCATAGTTTTAATGTAGACTCAGCATCTTGCTCTGCGTATTGACCAACGTACATTGATGGTAGCTTCCATAAATCTTTTTTAGGATCTATCTCCCACGCTTTTGCTGCGGCTTGTAAAACTTTTTCATCTTTACCTTTACCAACATATTGTTTAGCTAATGAATCTAATCTGTAAGATAATCTATTTTCATTTATTAGAGAGGCAGCTATCATAGTATCAACTATCTTACCTGCAATATGCATACCGTTTGATCTTAACCAACACACATCATACATTGCGTTGTGAAAGATAAATGTTTTGTTTGGATCTTTGAATAAATCTCTAAGCCAACTGAATACAAGTGTTGTATCCATGTTACCACCATTCTCATGTCCTATTGGATAATAACCTGACCAACCTTCTACAGCCAGTGCTACGCCAGCTATGTGGCCATCGCCAACCACGTTCCCCGATCCACTCACAGTTAAGTTTGGATCATACGTTTCAAGGTCAACGGCTATCTCTTTGTAATGCGTTAAGTCTTTCAACTCGTCCGGCATTACCCATTCGGTTTCAGGTGCAAATAATGGTGGCTGTGTAGTTCTCATTCTTCAAACTTACACTCATTTGCTATCGCCATATATGCAGCAGCATCAATGTATGTATCTTCCGTTGGATTACCAAACTTTGTTCTTGCAACTTTTAATAAAGCTAACATTACAGCTGCGTCGTGTGCTGTAATTTCTTTATCAAGATATGCTGACCACATCTTACCAATGTTTGCATGATTTCTTATTTTGTCTCCGTAGGTTTTTGCTCTAGGTCCTGTAACTAGTTCTTTTGCTGTTTCTAATGCTTTCTCTGTTTTCATAATATATAGGCCTTGTTAAAGTCTTTTGGATCTACAATATGTAACTCTTTCTTCGTTCTTGTTGTTCCAGTATAA